GCTCTGCGCCCTCCCGCCTGGCCGCCAGGCCTGGAAAGTACCTTGTCAGTCTGCCGTACCATCATTGACCAATGGCGCCACGGCTGGCGAGGCGGCCGCGTGGCGGCTTTTTGGCATGCTGGGGATACCGCGACTACCCCTTGCCCATTCCCGCGCTTGTACGGTCGATTTTCGGCCTTGCCGCTAGGCCGCGTTTTCGAGCGCCGGCTTTTTTGGCTTCACGTTTTGCCAGCCGTGGCGGCCGCGCGAAAGCCGGCCGGCCTTTGCGCCGTGGCGGCCGCGCGAAAGCCGGCCATGGTTTCGACCTGGGGATTTGCTACGGGATTGGCTAAAGGATTGGCTACGCGGCCGGCTTGCACGTGAGACGATGCGAGATTGCGGCCGGATTTGACGCATGGTCGCGTTAGCGCACCATGGCCGGCTGTGCCGTGCCGTGCCAACGGATAAAAAAAGCCGCCATGCTGGCGGCCAAAAGCGCTAAGCGCTAGGGGAGTTTTTGTTAAGCGGATAGGCCCGCAAGTCTTACGGCTTGGCTTGCATCATGCAAAGGCGGATTGCCCGGATTTTCCAATCCAAGGCCGATTGCGACGTGCAAAGCGGCCGCATCCTCGTAAGGTAACACCATGAAACCGTCTTCAGGCCAAAGCCGGCTGACGTATCTGCAAACTATGGCCGCCCGCGCGGCCGTGAAGCGGTATTTGTCGCGCCGCGTAGTCCAGAATATCACGCCGTGCCGGCCGCATGCGACAACGCAAAAGTTATCCATGACAAATCCCCCTAACCGGCCAATGCCGATGCGATGATTAAGGCCGCGACCATGCCTAAGGTAATGCGCACACATAGGCGCATATGTGCTTCCCCAGTTTGCGGCTTGGCACGACGGCCGAAAATGCCGCGACGCGCCGGCGCGTAGACTTCCACGGCCGGCATTATTTCACGTCGCCATTCAAGCGCGGGTATCTCGTTCGGGACGGCGCATGGCCGTACTTTTGGCAAGCCAACGCGGATTATTTCCGGCTGCAATAAATTGCGCTTTGCTCGTACGCTTGCGACGTGGGCCGCCCATTCTGCATTATTGAATTCCGGCCGGGCATGCGCCGGCATAAATCGTGCCTTATCGTTAAACATGATCAAACCCCAAAGCATGCAAAACCTTGTCAACATGGGCACAAGCGCGACGATTGGCGATTGCCTTGCAAACCCGCGAAGCCGCCCAAAGGCTAAGCGCGATGACGGCAAAGCCGGCCAATCCTGTAGCATTCGATATGATAAAAGCTTGCATGGCGTTTTCCTTTGCTATCGATTATTAAGCGGCCCGCGTGATTATCCAGTCTGATTCGATGCCGCTTTGCTCGTCGCCATACTGCCCGCCAGCATCGCGCACCATGGCTTCAAAAGCTTCTCGGGCAGTTTCGCCCGGGTAGATACCGTAATCGACGCCGGCGCGGCTGACGATTTTCCACCATGGCACCATGGCGCGGGCCGCATTGATCACTTTTAAGCATTCGCGGCGCGCGCGTTTGCTACCGGCCAATGCACGCTCGCAAATTTTGACTTGTTCCAGGTCGCCGTGGGCACCGGCTTCGTCGCGCAATTGTTCAATCATTGCGTCGCTCAATTGGTCAATAGTAAGGTCCATGGTCAATCCCCTTAGAGTAAGCCGTGCCGATCACGGCACGGGCAAATCATAGCATGACACTGCTAAACAGTACCAACTAGGGTAAACCCTAATCGTCGCGCTTGCGCAGCGCTTCTAGCCAATCCGGCCGCACCGGCAGAAACAATTGCCCATATGCTGCAAGCCAAACGGCAATCAGTACGGCCGGCCAGCCGCGCCGGTCCAATACGGCGAGGCATACGCCAAGCGCAAGAATGGCGATTTGCACGCCGCGCACCGCAAACGCTTGCGCAATCATCGCGGCAATCTTGCGCTTTTGGCCGGGCGTCAATTCTGATTTTTCGAGCATGATTAATCCTAGTCATACGCCGGCGCGATTTGTTTTCCGGTATGTTCGCAAATCAGATTTTCATCTTCCCAGTTAATGCAAGCCGCCACTACACGCCAGCCGCTATTATCTTTTTCTGCTATAGCTTCGCGTATCAAATGGGCATTTTCTACGGCCGCATCAAAAGACAAGGCTGCACCATCGGCGCAAATGAAATACAAGGGATACCCGCCCGGCCATGCAAACGGGCCATTACCCAAAGCGTTGTCAAAGTCTTTGACGGTTTCAATGTGCATGATCAAACCCCTTATTGTGCGGCCGTGGCGTTATTAGCGCGCCATTCGTGAAAAGGTTTCGGCCGAACGTCGCGCAATTGGTAAAAGGTATCGTAAATATAATCTTTTATGCCGTTTTTGTTTTTGCCGGTAACACGGATATCTGCACCAAAAATAAAAGATGGTATGACGATAACCGTATGCTCGGACCATCCTACATAATAACCCGCATCATTCATATGATGGTACGCGGTTTCGAATATAAGTTTATCTTGTTCGCTAGCATCAATATCAAATCGCGTACCATCATCAAACCCGCTACCGCTTGGCGCGTATTCTTTAACCGTGAATTCAATGTAGCGTTTCCAATCTTCGGCCATTTGATACTTGCCGGCGGCCGTGCAATGTTGATACGCCAGTAAAGCATGGGCCAAAGTTTTGTAAAAATCATCTTGCATGATCAAATCCTTATAAATCAAACTAGGTACGTTCGCAAATAATGCCGCCACGCGGGCCAAGTCTTAGGATGAAATCCGGGTATTCGACTATTTCTTCTAAGCTTTGCCCTATGTGAAGTGAAGCTTCGATTTTTTGATCGAAGCGTGCAAGTTCGCGCGCCGTATCCACGAAGTATTCGATGGCGGCCTTTTTGCTATCGAAGCGCATGGCTTCTGACAAGTAATCGTCAGCAAGACGCAAATAGATAATCATGGTGTTTTCCTTTTTATCGGCGTTTCTCTAATAGACGCAATTCGCGCAGCGTACGCCAGTAAGTATTACCGCGAATAAGTGATATGAATTGTACGCTTTGCCCATCGTCAGATAATGCGATAGGTATGCTGCATGAACGTTTGCTGCGCGTAATCTTTTTTGCTATGCGCCAAGCTTCGGAATCTTTCTTTTTCACCATGGTGTTTTCCTTTGTTGATAGTGGCGGCCGCACCGGCCGCCAAACCCTACAAATCAAACGTCAATATCAGCGTATTCCATGCGCAGCGTTTTGCGCATGTCGCGGATACGGCCGATTATTTCCCGCGCTTCGTCGCGAAGCTTGGCGAAGCATGGGTTATTGCGAAGCGCTAGGCATTCGCGTAAGCGGTTTATCTTGTTTTCAATGATATCAACTACTTCCCGCGCTTCGTCATATTTTTGTTGATATTCACGCTCGGATTCTGCAAATTGCTCCGCGTAGTAATCGGCCGCGCGGATTGCGTCGCGCAAATCAGATTCTACGCTCAAGAAATAAACTCGTTCACCATTATCGGACCATTCATAACCCGCCAAGAAACGGCCGCGCGGCAACATCGCGACAATCCCGCGCGCCTTAGCGAAGCCGTCATTATCCGTAAACCATCCTCGATGGTCGATTGGTGAATCGGGCAATTCGTCAACATAATATTCCCGCGCGAAGTATGGGCCGCAAAAGGTATATACAACGTCATGCTTGCGGCCGTCGATGATATTAAAACCGCGACCAAGAATCCCGACATATGACGCGACGGTTTTATGCGTAGCGCCTCGAATGTCGCGCCAAGATTTGGGTTTTGCATGTTCCGGGCAGTATGGGTAACGCTTGTCATGGTTGGCGAAAGCTTCGCGCATCATTTGCAAGCGCGCCGGCGCGGGAATGCTGATATTGAAATAACGCAAGGTTTCCGACATGGTGTTTACTCCCTAAAATGTTGTTTGTGCGGCCGTTATTCGCCATTCAATTCATATTTGAGAATATCGGCTAGTTTGAAAACGATGGCGCGTAAGGCTGCACGATTTTTCATTAATGAGACAAGAAATTTATACTCTTCGCTACGCGACATGGTGTGATTGGCTATTCTCAACAAGCCGTCCAATTCTTCGCCTAGAATATCGTCAGCATGCGCCAAAGCTTTTTCCTCGCTTTCGAACAATTGCCCGTCATAAGTCTTAAAACATTCAATCGGCTGCATGTTGTTTACTCCCTAAAATGTTGTTAATCAAATCATGCCGCAATATCGGCTGTTTCGGTTTGGCAATCGGCGCAATTTTCTAGCAGCGCAAGCAAGCGCATACCTTCAGCCGCTTCGAAATTGTGGCAACCGATAACCGCGCTACCGTCAGCGCCAATTCGCGTAACCCGGAAATGGCCAACTATCGGACCTTCGCCGGCCGCCCATTCGCGGCCGCCAGCCGCGATAACCTTACGCGCGATTTTTGCCAGTCGGCAAGCATGCGCCAAAGGTACAAACGCGCCGCGCGACGTTTCTACGATGCCGCCTTTGATCCGCGCGTATGTACCGTATTGCGGCCTGACATTACTACGGCCGCTAATCCAATCATCGATAATCGCGGCTTCGCGTGCCTTTATTTCGGCATCAAGCGCAGCAATCGCGGCCTCGCATTGTTTTTCGATATCTGCCAGCGTTTCGGCATGCAGCGCGGCAAATGCCGGCGAGGAAACGCGAATGTTGCGGATACGGCCGATCGCGGCCTTGTAGTTACTTAGGGCGTCGATGGGGTATTTCGGCCGGTAACTTTCGGCCGTTTCAATATACCCGCGCGCGCTTTCGATATTCTCGGCCGCGCAATGCCAAGCGTATGCACGCGCGGCACGTTCGATAATAGGCAAGTAATCGGTGACAAGGTGAAGATTATTAGTAAGCCGCAAATGCCGCATGGCATCCTCGTATCGGCTTGTCGTAATGAACGGTTTACGTTCGCGCATGGCTTGCCAGCAGCGCATGGCTTCCATGCGTACAAGGCCGATCGCATCTCGGGTTTTCTTTTCTTCGTATGCCTTTTCGATTGCCGGCGCATGCTCGCAAACGCGCCGATAAAGCCGGCAAAGATTGCCCGCCGGCGATAACTTTTTGCCCGTGGCGTTAAAGTACGCCTCGCCAGCGCGGGCAAACGCGGCTTTTGCTACGCTCAAGTTATCATACGTCGCGCCAATGACGTAATCATCGACTAGCACGGTTTCGTCGAGAATGCTTTTCGCGAACGTTTCAAACCGTTCGGCATGTTCGCGGTATTCTTCCACTAGTTGATGCGCCGCATATTGCCGGATAAATGCCGCGCGTTCGGCCTTTTTGGCCGGAATACCATCAATCGTAACGGGCAAATCCGGCAATGGCCATTTAACCTTTTTGCGGCCGGGCACCATTTCGCATAGTGCCTTGCCCGCGGCTTCGTAATCTTTAGCGTACCTATAAGCCGTGATCATAGGCCATGCGCCATGACGCATATTTGCCATGTTTCGAACGTAACGGATTACTGCATCAGCGCATTTTTTGGCGAGTTTCGGCATACGGCCGGATTTGCTTTCGATGCAATCTTGCAAGTCTCGCAAACCCGGGCCGTGTAGCTCGGGCACGTGAAGAAGCGCAAGCCTTTGCTCGGCCGCCAGTGCGCGCCGCGCATACGTAGAATGACGGCTACTTGTCACACTGTATTGATGATCATTCCAAAGGATGCGGCCGTCAGGCAAATGCGCCGCTATGACGTAATGATCACCGTATGAATACAGCGCGTCGCCTTCTATATAAAGGTTTCGCGTCGCGGTGCGCGCGAATTCTTGGCCTTTATTCGCCCAAATGTGCGCTACCATGTCGGCGGGATAAACAGTACGCATAACTTGCCTCGTATATGTAGTTTGTGGAGTTTGGATCGAATGGCGTGTTAATTTCAATAGTCGCGCACCAATTCTTCAAAAGTTTTACCGGCAGTCTCGCCGGCGTAAATGCCGTACTCGATACCGGCACGGCTTACGATGCGCCAGCGTGGCGTCAATGCGCGGGCAGAATCGATGACGCGCTCGCATTGACGCCAAGCGCGCCGATCGCCGGCCAATGCCTTGTCGCAAGTTTCGGCTTGCTCGATATCGCCATGCGCGCCGGCCGCGCGGCGCAAATCTTCGATGTGTCGGGTAGTAGCGGTAAACATGTCGATTCCTCGTTAGCGTACGCCGCATCGGTCACGGCATGGGCGAATCATAGCACGATACGGTTTAACAGTGTCAATCCCAGAACTAGGGAAAACCCTAGCATGCCGCGATCCGTCCCCGTTTCCGATCCGTCCCCATTTCCGATCCGTCCCCGTTTCCGATCCGTCCCCGTTTCCGATCCGTCCCCATTTCCGATCCGTCCCCATTTCCGATCCGTCCCCATTTTCGCCATCCCGGCCTTCCGTGCGACGCCTGGCGGGGCCTCATGTTTCAAAATTTCGGCCAGCCCTCGTGCCCTTCAGCATGTCAACCGGCTGATGCCCTTCAGCATGTCAACCGGCTGATGCCCTTCAGCATGTCAACCGGCTGATGCCCTTCAGCATGTCAACCGGCTGACTTTGACACGGCTAAACACTGTCAGGTAGAATCCGCAACGGCACGCAGAAACCCAACCTTTTCAGGAAATCCCATGAGCCAGAAGGAAACCCAAAACACTGCCGAGAACGCGGCCAGCGCGTCGCTCGTTCAGCGCATCGCCGCTCTAGATGTCGGCAAATCCGTCAGCATCGCTGAGCGCCTGGACGGTGACGCCGCGACCAAGCAGGTGATTCAGGAAACCCGCGAACGCCTGCGCAACACCGTGGCGCCGGCCGTCAACCGGGCCAAGGCCAAGACCAAGGCTATTTACACCGTCGAGGGTGGCGAGATCACCACTCGCTCGCTCGACATTCTCGTTGTCGTTGTCATCACGAGGACTAAGTGACTATGCAAACCGCCCCCAACCCCACTCTGCAAGACTACGCTCGACAGATCGTCCGCGAGCGCGAGGAATACGCCGACCAGGTTGCCCGCAAGGCCGTTGCTGCCGTCATGCGCAAGCTAGGCTGCACGTCTATAAGTTTGTCTCGGGCAGACTACGATCGAATCGACTTCAGCGATCTGAAAATCGAAAGCCACGAAGGAACCGACACCATCGAGTTCCGCCTGTCCTGAAATCGCCCTTACTTTTTGGGCCTCGCGAAAGGGCGTACCACCTTACGTCAGTCTGAAATCGTCAAAACATTTCCGACTTTCCGCGAGGCCGTACCACCCTCGATCTCGCTGTTACAATTTTCTTGTTGACACGGTTAAACCCTGTCCCTGACAATTCGCTCACCTCAACTTATTTTCCCAAACATCTATGGACTTCGACGATCTGGACTACTTTCCGCGACGCGGGAAGCGAGCCGAACGTGCCGCCCAGGCCAAGGGTGAGTGGACCAAAGAGCAATGTCTCAAAGTCCTGCGCGAAAGCGGACTGAGGTTCCACGAGGTTCACAAAGGCGACGTGTGCGTCTTTCGTGAGCACGGTAAGCCGACAGTGGACTTCTTCACACGCAAAAGCCGCTGGCAGATTCGTGGCTTCAAAAAGACCACGCACGGCACCGTTGCAGAGTTCATCGAGTGGTATCAGCGCTTGCGGGAGACCGACCAATGACCTGCGAAAAGATGGAACTGCTGCGCATCATTGGCTCGGTCAGCATCGTCGCAATCGTCGCCGCAGTCGGCCTGGCGATTCTCGCGCTGATCAAAGAATGAACGGCGATTTCGAACAGATCGAGCGGCTGCACCGCCGCCTGGAACTTTTCTTGGGCCAGGAATGGGCGGAGCAACTGATCATCGCCCTGCACAACATCAGCAAGGCGAGCAGCCGATCGTATCTGGAACTCCTGGAAGAAGCCGCCGAAATCGTCGTTCGGACGGCCCAATAAACCCACTCTCAACAAGGAAAGGAAATGAACGACTACCACAACGGCGACAATTTGGGCCTTGAGCCGACGACGCCGGGGCAAGTGATGGGAGCGGACGTGGCCCAGCCCAAGCGCCGCCCGTATAACGCCAGCGGCTCACTGAGCGAGTACGGCATTTTTCCTGAATGCGATGCCACCCCCGCCGCCCAGGCCGGCGGGCAGGCACAGGCCGCTATCGACGCCGCCATGCAGCGCACCAGCGATGGAGGTACGGAATGAAAGTCACGCTATACAGGCAGCCCTACGGCCACACGGTAGATTTGGACATCACCAAGGTTCTGCCAGAGGACGCCGCGTTTTTCGAGAAAAACAACATCCGCATCAGCATGGAAGAAGTGGGTGGCATGTTCGCCATCTATGCTGACGATGGGGCCAAAACCGAGGACGGCGAGCCAGACGAGCTAATCGAACTGTCTCAGGGGCGAACGTGCGAGGAAACATTGCACGCGCTGCGCAAGCAGTGCGAGCAGCGCATCACCGCGCGGGAGGGCGAGCAATGAACGACAAGCACATCAACGACGGTGGGCCGGCGTTTCCTGAGGCAGGGCCTCGCGGAATGGCTGCCGGTGGCGAGGGCATGTCCCTGCGCGACTACTTCGCGGCCCGGATGATGGTCTGCGAGATTGAAAGAGAAATAAGACAGCACAAACCGTACAACTACCTCAATGCGGCAACCAGGGCGTACCGCATGGCAGATGCAATGCTCAAGGCGCGGGAGGTGCGCAATGACTGACCGCTACGAGAAAATCCGCAAGGCGCTGTCGCATGAAATATGGGCAGCTGCGCAGTTGGCCCCCGGCGAAGGAATCGTGGATGGTGTAGCCCGCGTAGAAGCTCTGCTACGGGAGGTACTGGCAGCGTTGAAGGCCGAGAACGAGATGCTGCGCGAAGCGCTGAAAGACGCCGACAGCGAAATGGATTGGCTCGATGAGGATATGGACACGTGCGACCACTCGGTCGGAGTGTGCATGTGCTCGTACTGGAGCGTGCGGCGAAAGATGAAAGCCGCGCTGGCGCGGGAGGATAAGCATGACTGACCGATCCAAAGCCATCACCCACGCCGACGATTGCTGGTCGTGGGGGCTTGAACACTACGAGTGCGCTGTGCGGGAGATTGAACGGCTGCGCGGTGCCCTTGAGGAGTGCCATGCCCTGTCCGTTGAGCGATGGAAGCTGCTGCTGGCGGCCGAGGCCGAGAGAAAGCGGCTGCGGAAGAAACTCGCCAAGATCGACGCCCTGCTGTGCGACCAGGAGGAAGGGAAGTGAGCGACGAGATGATGTTCGGCATCGCAAAGATGCCATACGAGATGGCGATGGGTGACGAAATGTCCCGCCGCCAGTTCTACGCAAACACGCAGCGCCTTGCCGCCGCCCTCGAAGCGGCGCGGGTGGATGCGGCGCGGTATCGGTGGCTCAAAAAATACGCGTTCTGCGGCGTATGGGCACGTGGTGACGGGATCGCGCTGGTTGTTCCACGGGCTGCTAGGGCAGACATTGACTCTAAAATCGACGCCGCCCGCGCCGCACTCGCCGTCCAGGGCGGCAACTAACCATCACCCCATCAAGGAAAGGAAATGGACTTTGTTTTCCGTCTGATTGCTCAGTACATCGCAAAACGCCCGGCCCTGGTTGATCGCATCCGACATAAGGCCTGGCGCAATCCCTACAGTTCGATTGCCAGCCGTGACGGCACGCGGACCTACATGTACCGCGCCTGGCTGTTCAACCCTTACGAAGATCGCCTCGGCAACCCAATCAAGCGCAACTGGTTCATGCGGCTGCTGCCTTCTATCCGCCTGCATGAAATCATGCTGCCTGATGATGATCCCCATCTGCACGACCACCCTTGGAACGCTCGCACGATCATTCTGCGCGGCTGGTATGACGAAGTGCGCCTGGAAGACGGCCAGTTGGTCAAACACGTTCGCACGGCCGGAACAACCGCTCGCCTGAACTTCGGTGAGTTCCATCGCATCGCCAAGAAGGGTTCCGGGCCGATCATCACCCTGTTTATCACCGGCAAATATCGTGGCACATGGGGCTTTCTCGTGGACGGCAAGAAAGTCCCCTGGCGTGAATACCTGGCCCAACGTGACCAAAGCCAGGCCGCCTGAATCACCCTTCTCGGAGAAAGGAATTGGAAGACCGTTTGATTGGTTACATGTCCGAACGAGCCAAGTGGAACCTGCGCGAAACGCTTGCCCGCCTGGCGAAGCTTTACCCCCTCAACAGCCGCATTTCCGTACAGATGCGGCACGGCCAGAAGACCGTGACGCAAGCCGTTGTCGCCGGCCACGAGATCGAGGCTCGTATTGCCGACAACGGGGCAGACGCGATCTCGGGGGATGTTTATCCGCGAGTACGGGTGAAGCTGAAGAACGGCAGCTACCGTTCGATCGACTACACGCAAATCGTTGGTCTTGTGCAAGGGGTGAAAAATGAGTCGCTTCACTGATCTCACGCAAAACCGCCGCAGTCTGATCTTCGTGCAAAGCATGGAAGCGCATCGCAAGGTCACGCAGACACTGAAGGCTAATAGCGTGTCCTATTTCAGCACGCACCTGGTTGGGAGCACGAAGGCTATGGCTCGTTTTCACGAGTTCCTAGGCCGACAAGGCGCCCTGGTGGTAATGCTGCCCGACCTTACCGATCGTGGCTTCATTCGTGCCGACCAAATCATCTGGATCGCCGGCGACAAGTACCCGCACGAACCGGACCCTGAGAACGCCAGCCGCAACGCTTGCTATCAGAACGCCATGTTTCGCATCCGGGGGACCGAAGCGCCGCGTATCGTGCTGAGGGAGTGCGAGATATGATCGACCTGCGAGGCGAATTTTTGCGCATTGCCCGCATGTTCCAGGTGGGTGAGACAGGGCCGACACATCCGAGCATCCGGTTGATCACAGCGGCCCGCTACACGCTGATTGAACCGAACCCGTCAGGTAACGACGGGGTTTACGTCATCTCGACGGACGGTGCGGTTGCTTGCATCCAGTTCGATGAAACCGGCAAGGCCGACCGACCCTATGTCATCAATATCGACGAGGAAACGGCCGACAAGCTGCGCGGCGCCGAGACGATCAACGACCTGCGCGTGCGGGCCAACCTCGAAAAGCTGGTGATCCGCAACAAGGGTGTTCGCGTCCATTCGGTCGAGCGAGAAGACATCATGTGGCCGGCTGAAATCTTCGAGTGGGCCGGGCCGACCGCCCCGACGCATCGTACCGACAAGTACATCGGAATGTTCCCGAACTGGCGGAAATTCCTTCCGAGCCGAGTGCAGTTGGATGCGATGGAGAAGGGCGTGCCGGGAGTCATCAGCGCTCGATACCTGAGCATCATCGGACGCATGTACGACGACATGCTCGAATACCGAGACGTGCGCTTTCTCTACGAGCCTGCCGGCGAGGGCAAGTTCGAGCGGGCTTATGTGCAGTTCCCATTCCGGCCGGACATGCTGCTGGTGATCGCCCCCATGAAGCCGAGCGATTTCGACATCGTGGGCGGCATCGAGCGCATCGCCAGTCCGATTTGGGATGACGAAGACGAGGACGAGGAGCTATGAGCCGCGAAATCGAAGTCACATTTCCGATCAGCCGCTTCCGGGAAGTCGGCAACGAAGTCGCCTGCATGGTCGAACTGCTCGCCGCGATGCGTAAGGCTGGCATTCCTGCCAAGGGGCGGGTCACGCTGCAAGGGGTCGAGTACGGCACGCTGACCATGCATACAGATAGCGTGTTTGGCGATCTCGTCTACCGCTGGTCTTCGGTCGGACCGGACGGCGAGGACGAAGACCCGGCCGCTGACCTGTAAGGCGCCTGTTACAATTTTCTCGTTGACACTGTTCAACAGTGACTCGGATAATTCGCTCGCAGTCCCCTTTTTCAACTAACTCCCCTATCAAGGAAAGGACGTGAAGTCTTACACCAACTGGATTCATCAAGACGAAGCCCGTGCCGAACTCGTTTGGCACATCGTCAATCTTCAGAATTTCTGCCATCAACTTGCCGAAGAAAGCGGCTGGTGGCGCGATCTGCACACCGGAACGCCGTTGACCAGCCGCGTCTTCGGCGCAACCCGCGATCCCCGCGACCTTCGCGTGAACGTGCCCGAAAAACTGATGCTCATTGTCAGCGAGTTGGGTGAGGCGATGGAAGCTTTCCGCAAGAACCTGGCGGACGACAAGCTGCCTCACCGCATGGGCCTGGAAGTCGAACTGGCCGACGCGGTTATTCGCATCTTCGACCTGGCTGGCGGTATCGGACTAGACCTGCCTGCGGCCATTGCCGAGAAGCTGCGCTTTAACACCGAGCGGGCCGACCACAAGCCGGAGAACCGCCTGAAGGAAGGCGGAAAGACTTTCTGACCATGTACAACGACGTGCGGGTGCCGATCGACAACGCAGCACGAATACTGAGTGATAACCGCCCGGCGAAAGCCGGGCACCTACCGGAAGAAACCGACATGACCAAGACCGTTCCCACTCGCCCAGAAGGTTGGAAGTTCGCGGGCGCTGCTGGCGAATTCACCGTCTGGCACGCCGGCAAGAACGACTACCGCATTACGCGCAGTCCGCAGGGTGAAGTGATCGCCCAGCGCAACCAGTTCGGCCTGGCGCATGCATTCGCGCGCTTCGCTAACGACTTCGGGCTGTAACAACCCCGCCCTGGTTCGCCGGGGCATCACCCGAGAGAACAGCTTCCAGGAGGGCAAGAGAATGAAGCCGATGAAGCCCGGAACCAGGCTCAACCCGAGAAGCTCAGTAGGTCACTGGGAAGGCGTGCTGCGCGATGAATCTGGACGTGTCGTTTGGGCGTGCGGACATCTACACAAGTGCCGCGATGAAAATTCGCGGATTCACGGCAAGGCCGCCCGCCGTTGTGCTGAAGAAGCCCTGGGTCGCTTCGCCAAACCGGCCGGCATGCCCGCAGGGGATGCGCAGCCGGTGGCGCATGGCGCCGCCATCGACGCCGCCCTCTCCGGCCCCACCACCAACGAAGGGCAGGCAAGCGCGGCGTGACGAGTTCGACGACGAAGACCTTTGATTCGGCCGCGCTGACAACATAATGTTGTTTTTACCCTCAATCAGAGATAAGGAATCGCCATGAAATCCATCAACGAAATTGCAGATGCTGCGATCGGTAAGTTCGAAGCTGCGTTTGACGTGCAACTTTCACCGTCACAGATCAATGACGCTCGGCGTATTGCCAGCTTTGCGGCCCGTATTGCCATCGACGAGTCGATCCGCTTTCCGCACGACCGGACAAAGGCCAAGAAGGTTGGGAGCCGAAATATAGTCGGCCGGTGGCTGTTGGCGGTGTTGCCGTGTCCGACGAAAGCGACTTCCATATCAAGGTGCGCGTCGGTTACACGGGCCTGCTCGCTGTCCTTGTCGAGGCGCTGAACCAGGCGCAGTACGGCAAAGGCGCCGAGCGTCACAACTTGACTGGCAAAGTGCCTTTCGAGCGCCAGCGCATGCAGTTGATCAGCGAACTGATCGGCAGCGTTGACGGCATGACCTACCAAGCCTGCAAGAAGATCACCGAAGGCGTGAAGTTGCCTACGCTGGAACGCCAGGTGGCGGAACTGCTAGGCGCCATCGTCTACATTGCGGGCATGATCGTTTTCCTGCGCAACCGGCAGGGGCGTTATGCCGAGCAATGCGTTGAGCGCTTGAAAGAGAACGTCACGGGCGAAGGACTGAAACCCTCTCCCAAGATCACGATCTAGCTCACCCACAAGGAACCGCTATGGCAAAAATGGAAATCCCGACCGACGAGTTCGACCTGGAACTCGTGCGCGGCAACGTGAAAAAGGCAATGGCCGATGCCGGCGCGAAGTCCGGCGACTTCTGGTCCGTCCCACCCTCGATGCTGCGCGTGATCGACGGCTTCAACGGCCGCATCCGCACCCCTGCTTACCTGGAACACCTGGCCCGCATCAAAGACTCGATCCGCGAGAACGGCTACTACCAGGACAAACCGCTCGCAGGCTTCGTCGCCAAGGAAGACGGCGAGGACGTGATCTACGTCACCGAGGGCCACACCCGCTTCGAAGCCGTGCGCGAGTTGATCGAGGAAGGGCACGAGATCGAGCGCGTGCCTGTCGTCGTCAAACCCAACGGCACGACGATGGAAGACCTGACGTTTGCGCTCGTTACGTCGAACGAAGGCCGACCGTTCACCACGTTTGAGACTGCCCTGATGGTCAAGCGCCTGGTCGGCATGGGCGTCGATGAAGCCACCATCGCCAAACGGTTAGGCTTCAAGGCGGGCAAGGCTTACGTCGATGATCTGTTGTCGCTCGCCGGCGCCCCCAAGGCCATCCGCGACATGGTGATCGCTGAAAAAATCTCAGCGACGCTTGCCATCCAGGAGTTGAAGAGGCACGGCGCAAAGGCCGTCGATCGACTGAAGGCGGCTGTGGCAAAGGCCGAGGCGTCCGGCAAGAAGAAGGCCAGCGCGAAGCACCTGGATAAGCCCGCCAAGCAGTCGAAAAAGGCAGCCAGTGGCAAGGACGCCGCCGAGGCCGGAAAATCCGCGCAGGGGCGCGAAATCGACAGCGACACGGTGCTGTACGACGCCAAGGCTTGCGGTCTGTTGGAACAGGCGTCGAGCGACGCAATCCTGGCCTTCGCGGCCACGCTGCTGAACCGATTCGGGGTCGAGGTCTACATCGAGGTCGAAGAAGCCCCGGCAGAGGAAGTTGAGAGCGTCCAGGAGGCGGCCGAGGAAGACCCGGCCGACGATCTGTGAAAGGGGGGAACATCAAAGGCGGCACGGCAGCCGTGGCCAGGCTGCTGCTCGACTACTACTACGGTAGCCGCCGCATCTTCAAATACGGCCGCTGGCAGGCTGCCCGTTGGGCTGTGCAAATGGTCCTGCGAGAACTGACGGAATCGAGGCGCCAATAGTTGTCTCAACACCGTTTTGTTGTTAAGCCTCCTGCTGGATCATCCAGAATCAGCAGGAGGTTTTTTTCATGGAAGACGAGAAGTTATGGACCGCCCGAGAGCTTGCGAAGTTCATGGGTTATTCTGAAACCACCGTTGCCCGGCTAGTGTCGCAAGCGCCTCACAAGTTACCACCGCGTGTCGAGGGGCTTTCCCGACCACGGTGGCTCCCCTCAGTCGTATTAGAGTGGGTGCGGGGTAACACGGGGAACGCCCAGGCCAGGCGCGGGCGCCCCCGAGCGAATGGGTTCTAAATCGTGCAGCCGGAGTGGTGCTCGCGTTTGGCCTCCAGGTAGGCTTGATGAGCCTCGACTGGATCGTCGAACAGGCCAAGGTGACGATTCCGCCCTTTGACCGATATTTGCGCCTTCCAGCGTCCTGTCTGTTTGTGCCAGGTGACACCGAGGAATCCCGACGTACCGTGCGCACGGGGCTTTCGAATGTTCTGCTGATTCACTGACCGCGACGTGTCCCGCAAGTTCGCGATGCGATTATTCGAGCGATCCGTATCACGATGGTCGATCACACCGCCCGGCCAAGTGCCGTACACATACAGCCAGGCGAGCCGATGCGCGTAATGCTCGGTTCCGTCTATGCCGATGATTATGTAGCCCAATGCCTTGTTTTTGCAGCCAGCGACCTTGCCAGGCCACGTGTTTCGGCTCTTGTGCTTCCAGGTGAAAATCCCCGTCTCGGGGTCATAGCTCAATATCGAGCGCAGCCGTTCGGCTGTTAGAATGTCACGGCCCATGCGTTCATGTGAAGGATGAAGGTTTGGGGAAAGCCCGCTCGGCGTTGCAGCGCTGGCGGGCTTTCATTCTACCGCGTCAATCCAGCTTTGCGGCGAGTTCGCCCGGCTTCGGCGTATAGTAAATGAGAAGCGTCTTGAGCGAACGGTGACCCGTGATGGCCGACAGTTCGAGGACGTTGCTCAGCTTCGGCGCCATCGTCGTGGCTGCTTCACGGCGCGAATCGTGGAAGCGGATGTGCATCAGTCCGACAGCCCGACGCGCCTGCCGAAACAGCTTGTCCAGGTTGCCCGAGGTCAAAGGCACCACGGGCGCCTGGGGCGGTCGGTGTTTGACCAGTCGCAGCAGAGCGATTGCGGCCGACGAAAGCGGCACATCGCGGTCGTCGTCATTCTTTGTGTCGGACAGGTGCGCGTAGCGCTCATCGAAATGGATGTCCGACCAGGTGAGCGACAGGATTTCGCCTTTGCGCATGGCTGTTTCCAAGGCCAAGCAGAAAGCGAAGGCCGCCCACTGCTCTGAGGTCTGCGGCTCGCTTTCCCCGTCCCAGCCCAACTGCTCGATGATCTTGCGCCGGTCGGCAGCCGAAACGCGCTGCGTGCGGGACTTCGGGTTCTTCGGTCGTGAGATCAGATGTACCGGGTTGATGGTCAGGCCGAGGCGCCATTCTCGGATCGCCTGTTTGAAGACTGCCGAGATCAGATTGAGTTCACGGTTCACAGACGATGGTGACACCTCTTTCAACCGCTGGTCGCGCCACTCGGCCATGTCGGGGCCGGTGATCGACGCGGCCGGTCGCTTGAATAGCGGGAACCTCTTGGCGAGCATTTGCAGCCTGATTTGCTCCCAGCGCGTACCCTTCTTGCGCGGAGAGACTTCCTCCCCTCGATCAGTTGCGCCTCTATCTTTGTCGCCCATTCCTCGGCCTGGGCTTTGGTATCGAAAGTCGCGGTGAGGCTCTTGCCCTTGCGCCGGACGATTGCCCGCCAAGCCGAGCCTCGCTTCTGGAAAGTTGCCATGTGCTACCCTTTCTCACGGCTCATTGATGACACTGGTGAGTGGTATCACACATGGTACGAATTGGTACACTGGACCCCGAAGACAAATGAAATTCCGCGAAATTCGATCAGAAAAAAGTCAATGATTTCAATGAACGCCAACAACAGCTTGGTGTTGAACGGTCTTCTCCTGGGCACCATACACCATTGATTTCATTAGGCTTTTCCGGCCTTTCGGTACAGTTTGGTACACCCGCCCTCACTCCCCCTGTGGAAAAGTGAGGTTCAGACCAAAAGAAAAGCCCCTTGCGGGGCTTTCCTGTTAGGGCAGTTCTAACCGACCAATCGTCAGGGTGCGTCGATCTCCAAGACCAAGTAATCGCCGTCCTGCCAGTTGGGCATGCCGTCGGGTAGATCGATGACCACGGTTCCAGGCCCCATCGAGTCCGGTTCCATCCAGGTCGGCACCGATCCGTCTGGCGAACCTTCCCACACCTGCTGACCGTTGTGGTAGAGACGCATCGTGCGGCCGGCCATGTCGGCCCAAGGGGTTCCCGGATTTTCGTTGTCCATGAAGGTGAGGTTGATCATGGCGCGGCCGTAAGCCGGGCTTTCGGAATCGTCCGGGCCTTCCTGGGCATAGCAGATTTGCAGCATGCCACCTGACACGCCCAATTCCCCAATCATGAAGTTCTGAGCGGAACCGAGGTCGTACTGTGGCACGCCGGCGTACATGAAGCCAGCCGTGTCGAGTGGTCCAAGCCCCATGTCGATAGCCCGACGTTCGACCGTTATGACGATCGTGCCGGCACCAGTGCTCCAATCTCCGGTTGCAGCGGGCGGTGTGTAAGGGCCGTCGTCACCGCCGTCGTCGAGCAGCCCGTTAAGCTGTTCGAGGGTTTCGTCGATGAGGATAAGGTTGCGAGCCATCGCAGCAGGCGTGCCGCCGTCTGTTGCGGCCAGGCTCTTGTCCAGGGCGAAATCGATATCAGCTTCCGCCAGTTCGATGAGCCGCTTGATTTCAGCCTCGATGATTTCGAGGTTTTCGCGAGCGGCTTTCTCCTGGCCGGCGTCGTAGGTGAACGCGCCACGACGGAAAGCCAGGTCAGCCGGACTGCCGGCCAGATCAGCCAGGCGGACCAGTTCAGCCTCGATCTTGTCGAGGTTTCGGCCGGCAATCAGTTCTTGGCCACCGTCATAGGTCAGGCCGCCGTATTCAAGATTCAGGTAGGAAGTGGTATTCATGTTGTTCTCCAAGAAGGGTTGATCGTCACGGCGTCCTTTTCGGAGCGGTGCGCTCCCAGCCGCATCGCTTGGCGCCCGTTTCGTTGTGAGCCAAGATTTGTTCGGCCGTGGCTTCGGTGAGGATGTCAGCCCGGCTTATGCGGATCGGTTTTGCCCAGTGGCAGCCGCTGTCGGCCACAACAGCTTTAGTCTCGCGACCAATCCCGAAGCAGCCGCTCAATGGGATCGCCAGCAGGCATGCGAGCAATTTCGTCTTCAACACGGTTTCGCTCCTTCGCCGCGTCCAGGGCGTCGGTCAGCACGGCGTTTTCAGCCCGCACGCGCTCGGCCTGGGCCTGGGCGGCTGTCGTCTTGGAACCCTTGCGGTGGCCGGCCAGGAATGCGGCCCCAATGGCCACGAGTAGCGCCAGGCTGGCGGTTAGCCAGCCCTTGACGCGATCGAAAGCGGCCGTGACGATCGAGATCATGGCTGCACCGACTGGACTTCTTTCCGCTTCTGGTAGAGGGCGTAGGCGCCGGCTGCGGCTGCAACCAGCGTCAGCACGATCAGCGTGACGCGCAGCCAAGTCGGCAGACCATCCGTGGCCGTGGAGACCGTCTGCACCTGCTGCACGGCCGGCGTGATGCTCTGGACGATCTCGACCACGGCGGCCGTGCCCGCAGCGGCCGTAGCGGTGCCAGCGGCCGCACCCTGGGGCGTCAGCAGGGTCGATTTGGCAGGCTTGACCACCCCAGCCAGGCGCAGCCCTTCGTCGATCGTCTGAGCGTCGTACCAGGTGTTGAGCGTCTTCAATGGCCCGACGCCATTCTCGTGGCGGATGATCGCCTCGGCCAGCGGCCGCATGACTTCATAGTCGTGGAAGTTGACCGGGGTGTTGGCTCCTACTCCAAGCGCCCTGACCACCTGCTGCACGTAGGCTTCGGTGTTGTTCTCGCTCGGCGGCGCCCAGCGCGTGATGGCGGCGCGGACGGTATTGATGCGATGCTTGTCGTAGTAGGTGATCAGCGTGCGAGCGATTGCCCGGATGCCCCAGGCCGGCGCTTTGAATACGCAAAAGCGCGGGTCGTTCGCCTGTTCACGCGGGACAAGGCCTTGCCAGGGCTGACCCCATTCCAGATTGCCGGGGTTGTTGTTTCGAATGCCTCGGGGGAGTTGCTTGCTCATGATGCGACCTTCTCTTCAAGTCAACGGGGCCAGTCGCTCGAATCGATGTTGCGCATGCCTGTGCCGAGCCGCAGAAGTAAGCTGTCTAGCTTGGCGTTCACGTCGCGCAGATCGGACCGAAGCTCAGCCCTCAAATTCTGCAACTGGACCGATTGGGATTGCCCCTGGGCGGTTTGCTGTGCTTCCAGACGGGCGACCCCCTGAAGGGCGTTATCGGCTTTGTTTTCCACTCTAGCCGCATAGGCGACCACGCTGACGCCGACTGTGAGGAT